TGGTGTATGCTGAAGGTGAAAGCTGGACACCTATTGCTGCTAGTTCTGATACTTGGACAAACGTGTCTGCTGAAAATGAAAGCTGGAGTTCGCAATGATTAGCTTTGGGGAATTTTTACCTGACCAATCAGATTTTGGTAATGCAGGTGTTACAGTAGCCAACAACGTCATTCCTGCGGCTGCTGGCTATGAGAGTATGCAGAACATCTCTGAGATTAGTGGCGCTGCTGACCAAGTGATTGTCGGTATGTTTGCTGCCGCTGATGATAATGGCAATGTTGGCTTGTATGCTGCTGACCGCACAAAGATTTACAAGTTTGATACGACTGATGGCTCACTTGATAATGTTAGCAAGTCTGGAAACTACAGCACTGGCGCAGAAGACCGCCCTCGCTTTGTTCAGTTTGGCGAAGCTGTGATTAGCACAAACTTTGCCGACCCCATTCAAACAGCTACTGCTGCTGGCGCTGGGTTATTTGCTGACCTTTCTGCTGATGCACCAAAGGCCAAGTATCTTGCTGTTGTGCGTGACTTTGTAATGACTGGTTTTACGCATGACTCAACAGATGGCAACAAGCCCTATCGTGTGCGCTGGTCTGCACTGGGTGATTACACAAGCTGGGCTGTGTCTGCTACGACTCAGGCTGACTTCCAAGACATTCAAGACATGGGCGATGTGACTGGACTTGTCGGCGGTGAATATGCCACTATTCTTATGGAGAAGGGCATTGTGCGCGGTAGTTACATTGGTGCGCCACTGATATTCCAGTTCGATAAGGTGGAGACGGTGCGTGGCTGTAAGGTTGCTGGTAGCGTTTGTAATGTTGGTCACAGTGTCTTCTATCTGGCTGATGACGGCTTCTATATGTTTGATGGTGAGCGTTCTCGCGCCATCGGTGCAGAGAAGGTAAACCGTTTCTTCTTGGAAGACTGGGACGGTGCATATGCTAAGAATATGACAGCCTCTGCTGACCCACTTCGCCAGATTATTGTTTGGTCTTATGCAAGTACGGCGGCTACGAATGGTTCACCTGACAAACTTATTATCTATAACTATGCGCTTGATAAGTGGAGTACCGCGTCTGTTGCTGTGGATATGGTTGCACCTATTTATACCGCTGGCTACACTCTTGAAGCTCTTGATGCTGCTTTTGGTAATCTTGACGTTCTACCTGCTTCTCTCGATGGTGCTGTCTATCGCGGCGGCGAGTTTCTATTTGCCGCTTCAAAAGACAAAAAAATCCAAACCTTCACAGGAAGCACATTGAGCGCAACAGTAGAGACTGCTGAGTTTGAGGTGCGTAAGGGTTCTCACTCACTGCTAAACAATGTCATTCCATATGTTAGTTTGCGTGAAAATTCTACTGGCACAGTGACGGCACAGGTTGCCTCTCGTAATCGTCAGGTTGACACGTTTACATTTGGTAGTGCATCTACCTTAAACAATGACAACTTCTGTCCCGTACGCTCTAACGGACGCTATCATCGGGTGCGTTTAAACTTGAGCGGTGAGTGGAAGAAGGCGCAGGGCATTGACGTTGATGCCAACACGATAGGACGCAGGTAATGGCTAACCAATACCGCAGACTTCCGAATATGGGTGGTACGCCTCGTGAGGTCGCGGAGGTTGTCAACAACCTTGTAGAGGGTAAGATAAACTCTACTGGTGCGTTTCAGTTGACTGCAAGCTCTACAACCACAACGGTTAGTGATTTGCGTGTAAACCCTAACAGCGTGATTCTTTGGACACCTAAATCGTCTAATGCAGCCCAAGAGCTATCTCATCTCTATCTTAGCAGCGTGGGCAAACAAACCTTTACACTTACACATCGCAGCAACGCAAATACAAGTGATATTCTTTTTCATTATGCTGTTTTAGGATAGCGTTTACAAACGGTGGATAACCGTATAAATTAAGGCCAGAGGTAAATAAAATGGCAGACGGAACTACAGAAACAGTAACCCAGACAGGTGTTGACGAGTTTGCTCAACCCTTCTTGCAATATGGTATGTCTGAGGCATTGCGCCAGTATCAAGCTGGTGCGCCGCAGTTTTTTCAAGGGCAGACTTACGCTGGCTTTACGCCACAGACAGAGCAAGCACTGCGTATGCAGGAGCAACGCGCCGTAGCTGGTAGCCCACTGACACAACAAGCGCAATCGACTGTTGGTTCGTTTCTTGGCAGCACAGGCCCTGAAGGTCAGTATGTACCGCCTGCACAGTCTGGTCTGCTTACTGGCGCTATTCAACGTGCGCTAGACCCCGTACAAGCCCGTGTGCAGAGTCAACTGGCTCAACGTGGTCGTTTGGGTTCTGGTGCTGCTGCTGATGTTACAGCCCGTGCATTGGGTGATGTAGCTGCTGATGTAGCTTATCGTGACTTTGCCACACAGCGCGGTCTTGGTCTGCAAGCTGCACAAATGGCCCCAGCTATGGCTGCTGCTGATTATTCTGACATTTCTCGCCTGCAACAAGTCGGTGCTGCTCGTGAAGCTCAAGCGCAGCGTGGTATTGAAGAAGCTATGCAGCGTTATCAGTATGAGCAGACATCTCCGATGGAGCAGTTGGCTCGTTACCAAAATATTATTGCTGGTTTCCCGATGGGTCAGGTTTCAACGCAGATTACGCCGTACTTTGAGCCTAGCAGCGGTCAACAGTTCTTGGGTGGTTATCTTGGTGCTGCTGGTGCTGGCATCGAAGACCCGTATTTGAGGTTTGGTGCTGGCTTGCTAGCTGGAAGTTAGGAGAATAAAATGGCTGACCAAAGAAATTTTCTCACTAGACTTTTAGGTGGCTCTGGACAGGTTGCTCGTGCTGGTCAACAGAGAAATATGTCTCTTTTAGGGCCGCGTTTTTTATCGACACAAGCTCCTATGGGCTTTCAACGTGGCGGATTTATTTCTCCCTCTCCAGTTGGATTGCTAACACCCGAAATGTTATCTGCACAGCAACCTGCAATCAATCAAGCAGTTGCCCCTGCTGCTGCTTCTGTCGCTCAAACTCAGCCGCAACCTAGCTTACTTGACGAGATTGAACGTCAGTCTATCCCAGCACCCAGCTTGCTTGGTCGTATTGGTGGAGGTATTCGCAGTGCTGGCAAGGAGCTTGGCGGTTTATTTGAAGGTGAAGAAGGTCAGCTTCGCGCAAGAGAGCTTAGTAAAGCGTTTATGACTGGGCCTACTCGTGTTCCTGTTTCTTTTGGTCAAAGTCTTGTTGAGGGGCTTGGCGCTGGCGGTCAAGCTATAGCTGAAGCTGATGCTCAAAGACGAGCATCGGCTCTTGAGGGTATGAAGTCGGCTTTGGAGCTTGAAAAGTTGCAGCTTGAGCTTGAAGAAAAGCGCGGAAAGAAAAACGGAGAAGGTGAAAAAAGAAAAAGAGAAAAAACATTGAGTGTTGTCTCAAGCATTGATGACGCCTTAGAAATTGTTGACAATTATGGTCGTTTGGCTGCTGGTGTTGGTAGTCTTACTCGCTTTCTGCCAGAAACACCTGCTCGTCGTCTTGACCTTGCTCTTGATAGCGTTAAGGCAAATATAGGTTTTGAAGCGCTTCAACAAATGCGCGATGCGTCAAAAACTGGTGGCGCACTTGGTCAGGTAACTGAACGTGAATTGCAATTCCTGCAAAGAACAATAGCGCCAGTTGAGGGGGATTTGCCACCAGAAGATTTACGCCGCAATTTGATGAAAGTCCGCGTAAGTATGCTTGCTACAGCTTATGGTGTTGTTGATGCTAAAACAGGAGAGGTGCGCAGGATTGAATCTGCATCTGATTACGATGAGATATTAAAAGGTAATCTTCGTGTGAACTATGAAGATGAAGCAGCAAGGGCAGAACCTTCTGACTCTGCTGTAAAAACTTTTAATCGTGAAACGGGTGAGTTTGAATAATGCCCGTTATCAATACACCAGAAGGCTTGGTTAATTTTCCAGACTCTATGTCTGACAGTGAAATCAAAAAGGTTTTGCGTAAAAAATTTCCTCCAAAAGCCAAGAAAGAGCCTACTACTGGTGATTATGCTCGTGCTGCCGCACAGGGTTTGACGTTTGGCTTTGCCGACGAGATTGAGGCTGCAATTCGTTCTGCTGTTGGCTCAAAAACATATGAAGAAGAAGTTAAGGGTATTCGTGGAGATATTGAGCGATTTCGTGAAGCTGCTCCCGTAGCTGCGTATGGCACAGAGATTGGCGCTTCTGCTCTTCTTCCCTTTGGTGCTGCTCGTGCTGGTGCGCTTGGTGCAAAAGCCGCCGCTTCAGCCGCCGCACGTCCTGTAACCGCTGCTGTTGGCACTGGTGCTTTGTATGGCGCAGGTGCAGCAGAAGAAGGTGAGCGTCTTAAAAGTGCTGCTATTGGTGGCGCATTAGGTGGCGCTGTTGGTGGCGCAGTATCTAAGGCTCTACCCAAAATTGCACCTGAAGCAAAAGAGATGATTAGGCGCGGTGTGCCTCTTACTGCTGGTCAAGCCATGGGTGGTGCGCCTCGTGCATTTGAATCAACTGCTCGTGCTTTACCGTTTGCTGGCGGTGTTGTAGAGGCTGCACAGCAACGAGCCACAGCGCAGTTTAGCCGCACTGCCGTTGAGGATGCTTTGAAGCCTTTGGGGCTTACCTTACCTAAGGGGGTCACTGGCACACAAGCTGTCAAGAAGGCGTTTAAAAAAATTGATGACGCCTATGATGATTTAACCCCCCGACTTAAAATTGCTAGTGATACAGGCGCAGACGCTATGCGAGCTGCTGTGACGAACTCTGTTCGTGAGGGTATTCAGTCTGTTGGTCTTATTTCTAAAAAACAACAAAAAGATATAGACAAGTACCTAAATGATATTATTGAGATTTTTGAGGGCGATGAAATTGCGGGCAAAACTATTTTGTCTGCTGATAAAATTCTTGGAAAGAAAGCCTATCAACTTACAAAACCATCTGCCAGTGACTCCGACAGGGTTGTTGGTGAGGTGCTTCGCACAGTGCAGCGTGGTATCCGAGATGAATTAAAAACACAAAATCCAACGGCAAGGGCTGATTTAAGAAAGATTCATAAATCTTATGAACGCCTTATGCCTGTCCAGTCTGCTGCGGCTAAAGCTCGTGCTGCGCGTGAGGGTGGTGAGTTTACACCTGCTGAGTTGATTTCATCTGCTGTTAGCCAGCGCCGCCGTGCTGGCGCTAAGGGTGAGGCTCCTATGCAAGCAGAGGGTTTGATTGGTCAAGGTATTTTAGGTCAAGATAGGACAGGTATCTCTAGACCTATACTAGAAGCACGTCCTATATTGGGTCTGCTTGGTGGTGGTGCTTTGGGTGCTACTGGCGCACTTGCCCCTGCTGCTGCTGGTCTTGGCTTGCTTGCTGGTGCTTATAGCCGTGCTGGTGTTCCAGTTACTCGCGCAGCACTAAGCGGATTGGGTACAGGATTACGCGCACCAGTTCCGATGACTGCTGGTTTGTTAGGCGCAGAATTTAGTCAATAGGATAAATCATGGCAAAGAACAGTATTACAGATTACAGCAAAACAGCCGCGTCAAACACGGACATTCAGTCGGTTGACATAGCGGAGGGCTGCCTGCCTAGCGGCATTAACAACGCCATTCGTGAGATTATGGCTGACTTGGCTGACATGAATGACGGTACTGTTACGCTGACCAGCCCCTCTTTTGCTGCTGCGTCTACTACTGGAGCGCTTACTGCTGGTTCAGCAACCGTCGGAAGCACCACATCATCCGCAGCAGTTCACAGTTATACAAAGCTAGAGGTTGAAAGTTCATCTCACAGTGCGTTGCAGTTTTCTGGAAGCACAGGTGGAGAGCAATGGATTTGGTTTGCTGATGACAGTTCTTCGACACCTGTAGGTGGTATTACTTATTATCACGGCGGCCCGTATATGGCTTTCCGTGTTGAAGGCTCAGAACGCATGCGCATTGACAGCAGCGGCAATATTGGCATTGGGACGAGTTCGCCTAATGCAAATCTTGGTTTTTCCATTGGAAGCGACATTAAGATTTC